TGGATTCCGTTTCTGCGGTGGGCGCAGCGGTCTGTCGGGTTGACACCGGACCAGCTCACCGTCGTATCACGCGGCGGTTGTCAGTCGTGGTACTCGGACATTACGCCGCACTACATCGAACTCTATGACCACTACACGCAGGCCGAGTTACGGCACGGTAACGATCTGCGTATTCTTGAGCAAGGGTACGCCGGTCGATTGCTCGGCTGTCGGCGTGGCTTTCGGTCGGCGAAGCAACACGCCGTGTTCACGTTCGATCGGGAGATTCTTGCCCGCGTGGCGCCGGATGCGCAGGTGTTGCACCCGTCGCTGATGTACACCCTCTTTCGCTGGTACTGGCGATCACGGGTGCCCGATCTCTATGAGCGATGCGCGATCGTGCGGCGGATGACGGCACCAGCCGCGGCCGTCTCGCTGCCTGAGTCCTATATCGCCGTGAAGTTCTATTCCTCGCAAGCGTGCGAGGCGACGGGGGCGTACCGACGGCACGTCAATCGCATCATGACGCTGTTGGTTGATACGGCGCCGGTTGTGGTCCTTGATAGCGGCGCGGACTATGACGAGCACGGCTCGTTTCCGATCGAGCATGCACAGGTACTCCGTCCTGTCTTGGAACCACGGACGAATCTGGCCACGCAGACCGCGATCATTGCTGGCGCGACGTCCTTTGTCGGGACGTATGGCGGCTTTGCGTATCTGGCGCCGTTACTCGGTGTCCCCACGACGGCGTTCTATACCGCGCGCAATTTCCGCGATGACCATTACGCGTTGGCGTCCCGTATCTTTGCGAAGAAGCGTGTGCGGTTCGTGGTTCGGCATCTTGAAGACGGAGCAACGGCGCTGCGTCGAGACTGGAAAGCGTGGACACATGCCGCGTAACTGCCTGATGCCACCGGATCGCGACTTCTGGCTGTGGCTGTTGCATCACGAGAATAGTGATGCGGTTGAACGTGTCATCGCTCGTATGGTGTTGCTGGTGGCGCGGTGATGCGTCCTGACCTCTACGCGCCAGGTTCGGCGTATCACCAGCAGCGTCGGTGGACGCAGAAGCACGCTGTTCGCTGCTTGGAGTCAGCTATCGAGTTGATGGGGAAGCCGGGGAGCCTCCTCGATGTGGGCTGCGCGGAAGGCGGCCTCGTGCTCTGGGCGTCAGGGCAAGGGATCGAGGCGATGGGGATCGATCTCGCCACGCCATCCGATCTGTCTCTGGTGCGCGCAGATCTGCAGAACCCCGTTGATCTGCAGCGTATGTTTGACTGGGTACTGTGCTGGGAAGTCGCCGAACATCTGCCGGAGTCAGCCGCAGACACGCTCTGCCAGACGTTGGCTCGGCACGTCGCGCCAGCGGGGCGGCTACTGTTTACGGCGGCGCCACCGGGACAGCGCGGGCCGGGCCACATTAATCTGCAGCCAGTCGAGTACTGGCTCGAGAAGCTCTACGCCGCTGGCGGGCTGGTCTGTGCGGAGAAGCCATCGATCGCGCTTCGGCGTGAGTGGTTGAAGGTTGCGCCTAAGTGTCCCTGGTACGGAAAGAACGCGATCGTAGCCTGGAGGGTCGCGTGATCCGAGTCGCTGGCTACACGTCTAACAACGACGATGACCCAATCGTGTGGGAAGTCTATGGGCAACGGTTGGAGGAAGGCGAGCTGCGTTTCAGGCATGTCGTGATGCGAGCGTCAGATAGGACGCGGTTGGTCAATGCCTTCGGAGAGCCATGGTTGGAATGTGAACAGGCTCGGCAATTGCTGAAGATACGTGCCTGGGAACAGCACTGTAGCGGTGGAGTGAATTGAAACTCCTCCTAACGATCCGCACGGCGAACCGCGCACCGAAGACGAACTATCTCGGGGTGACAGTGTTAGGCCTGTTAGGACAAGGCGTGGCGGCTGATTCAATTCATATTGTCGCCACCGACCCTGCTGTGGGTTGGGCGCATCAGGAGGTGCGTTACCCCGTGTGGCTTCATCAGCCGGACCTCCACCGCCGACCTAACGAGAACGGTATTGCTGCCATTGATCTACTCGGTCTCTTTCCAGCCGACTGGATCATCCTCAGCGAAGATGATCTGGAATGGTGCGCGGATCCTATTGGCAGCATGTCGCGCTGGCTCGAAGCGCACGCGACTCCTGACCGCGTGATGTATCGCTTCTTTGCCTTTGATCGCCTGACACCTGTCAGCGCGCACGCGGCAACCGCGCCACTGCGTGAACAGAAAGGTTCGCAGGCTGTGGCGTTGCGTGCGGATGACGCGCGGCGGTTTGCCGCCTGGGCGAAGGCCCATCCTCTCGACTGGCGGCCGAAAGGCGCGCCCTTTCAGCATCGGCCACATGACGGCTTTGACAAGTTGCTCGGCTACTGGGCGCTACAGGACAACCCGAACATGACGACGGGACTTGTCTCGCGTCCGTTCTTCGTACGACATCTCGGTACCGACAGCAGCCTTCACTCTCACGGGGTCCGCATGGATCGCGAGTTTGCCGGATCGACTTGGTCCTATGGTGAGGTGCCCGTATGAGTACCTTCACCACGTTGCAAATGGCGAAGGACCAAGCGGGCATCCCGCAAGCGGATACCTCTGCCGATGAATGGGTGCAGATGGTCCTGGATCAGGCTGAAGCGATGGTCCTGTCGTATCTGAAAACAGACGCGCCGGATCCGTCGCCGCTCGTGACTGGGGCGATGTATTTGCAATTTGCGGAACTCTGGCGCTTCCGTGGGGATGACGTCGAAGGGCAACTCCCAAAGGCGAGCATGCCTGGGGCGCTCTCGCCCGCGATCGAGCGGATGTTGTATCGGCTGCGCGATCCGGAGCTTGCATGATTGCGTCTGGACGTCGGCGGCATCTCGTGACGTTGCAAACCGTGGCCACTGCGGCTGACAACGACGCCAGCTTCACGGAAACGCCGTCAACGTTTGCGGTCGCGCGCATGGCGATCGAGCCAGCCACGGCGCGGACGCTTGAACGCGCGGGTATGGGGACGCTCATTGCGCAGGCGTCACTGGTGCTGACGAGTCCGTATATCTCAGGCGTGACGACACACATGCGGGCGCTGTTCGGATCGCGGGTGCTCTATATCCTCGGCGTAGCCAATCCGAACGAAGCGAACCGCGAATTGATCTTGGCGTGTTCTGAGGTGGTCGCATGAGCGCCTCGATTCGATGGAACGGATTGGACGAACTACGTGAGGAGCTCAGGAACCTTCCGGAGGTGTTGGCCCAAGAGGCGAGCGGCATCGTCCAACGTGCGGCCGGTGATGCCGCCCAAGAGATCCGCGCAGGCTATCAGGACCATCGGCGCACAGGAAAACTCGCGGCGGGCGTCAAGGTGGAGTCCAAAGGGATCGGGCCATTCGGGACGGCCTTGGTTGTGAAGTCGACCGCCAAACATGCGGCGCTGTTCGAGATCGGAACACAGGCTCGGCATACCAACATCGGGGCGAATCGCGGATCCATGCCGCCCGGAAAGATATTTGTTCCGGTCGTTGTGAGAAAGCGCCGAGCGATGTACGAGCGCCTGAAGGAGTTGCTCGTGCGGCACGGGGCGAAGGTCAACGGCAATGCCTGATTCAACAGCCATCGATCAAGCGTTGATCGCGAAGCTGGGCGCCGACGTGACGCTGTTGTCATACATGCCTAACGGGCCGCATTGGGAGGAGTCTCCGTCAGGCTCCACAAAGTTCGTGATCGTATCGATGGTCGACTCCGTCGACGAGGCGGTCTTCGGCGGGCGCGCGATCGAGTCAGTGCTCTACATGGTGAAGGCGGTAGGGCGGTCTGATAAGAACCCGGACATGGTGGCGGCGGCGGCACGCATCGATGCGTTACTCGAAGATCAACCGCTCACGGTCACGGGCTACAGCTGGATGACGGTTCACCGCGAAGGCCGCATCCGCACCACGGAAGTGGATGACGTCAACCCGGACATCCGCTGGCAGCATCGCGGCGGGTTCTACCGGGTTGAGATGAGTCTCACGTAACTGGACACGACTAGAACAGGAGCACAGCATGGCGATTCTCACAGGGCGTTACGGGCGCGTGGCCTTCGATAGTGATGCTGGCTCGCCGACGACGGCGGCCGAGATCGCATCCATCAATGCGTGGACGGGCGATTTCAAGACGGAGTACGAAAACGTCGCGTGCTTCGGCGACGAAAACAACGTCTACCTCCCTGGCCTGAAGGATGCGCAAGGGACGTTCAGCGGCTTCTGGAACAGCGTGGAGCGGACCTTGTTTACGGCCGCCGATGCGACCTCGCCTGGCTTCCTGATGCTCACGCCGAACGAGTTTGACGGCAGCGGCACACCGCTCGATGCGCCGTTCTGGTCCGGTCTGGCCTACATGGATGCCAGTATCGCGTGCAGTTTGCAGGCGCCGAAGGTCACCGGCAGTTGGAAAGCCGCCGGACCGTTCCGTCTGTCGCCTGTCGGCGTGTAACACGGCGTGTTCCGTGACATCACGCTTCGTGGGGCGACGGCTCCAGGGGATCCGGTCTCGGCCGCGATCCTCTGGGGCTATCGTCCCGCGGCGCAATTGAAAAGCTGGAGCATCGTCCGGACGAAGAAGAAGGGCGAGTGGGCATTCGCGGCGACGAGTGACGCTATCGAAGCGTTTCTCATCCGGCAGGAACCGTTGTATTTCGCGGCCCCTCGGAAGACGGGCGGATTTTGGATGTGGCCGGTTAAGAGCAAAGTGCAGTGCGTGGGAACGAACCAACTCAGGGCGACTCTTGGGCAACCCGAATATTAGGAGACGAGTCATGGCTGTAGTCATTCCGGAATCCGTACGGATCCCGCTCCGAGATGGACAGTGGATTGAGGTGCGCAAGCGCCTCAGTTATGGCGAGGCGACGAAAGCGCGCGCGAAGGCGTTTACTAAGGAACTCGGATCGAAGGGCCAACTTCAGGTGGACATGGAACAGATCGGCAAGATCCAGATCATGTCCTATCTGCTGAATTGGTCGCAGACCTTCAACGGCGAACCCATCCCGATTCACACGCCCGAACTCCTCTCCTCAGCCTTGGATAACCAAGACGAAGAGACGGTAAACGACATCACCGAAGCGATCACGGCGCATATCGAGAAAGCGAAAGCCGAAAAAAACGGCCAGGCTGGCGAGAAGAAATTGCCACGACGCTCGCCGTCTGCCGCGTGATGGGCTGGACCTGGGACGAGACGCGGAACACTCCGGACGAGGTGATCGACGTGTTGCTGGACGAACTGGAAGCCGCGAAAGTCGCGTCTGAGGCGAGGGACTAGATGGCCATTTCCGCGACCTTCGTCGCAGATTTCAGCTCGTGGAAATCGGCGGTCGATGCCGCGACGACACAACTGCGCGGTTTTCAAACCGGTGCGGCGCAAGTCGAGAACTCGCTGAAACGCGTGGCGGATAGCTTCTCGGGTCGCAAGATTCTCTCTGAAGCTACGCTGGCCGTAAAGGCGGTCGGGGATCTCGGCGGCGTGGCAAAGCTGACGGAACGAGAGCAGGCACGGTTGAACGCGACGCTCACCGAGGCCGTTGCGAAATACAAAGCGTTAGGACAAACCGCACCGAAGGCGCTCACGGACATGGAGCACGCGACGCGGTCGGCCGATCAGGCCACTAGTGGGTTTGGCGGCACGATCGCGGGCCTCGGGAAAAATATTCTCACGACGGCCGCGGGTTTCTTCACGGCACAAGCCGCGTTCGCAGCGGTGAAGTCTGCGATCAGCGCGCTCGGCGATGAACTGAAAACGCTCACGCTTCACGGCGCGGCCGTGGCTGACGTGAGCGAGAACTTTGAACATCTCACACAGACATCTGGACGTCTGGGAACGACGCTGCTCGGGTCGTTACGCGAGGGCACGCACGGCACGATCGCGGACTTCGACCTCATGAAACTCGCGACGCAGGATTTAGCTGCAGGACTCAACCTCACTGATCAGCAATTCGGCACGCTCTCAAAGGGCGCGTTCGCGTTGGCGCAAGCGACAGGCGGGGATGTCGCGACCGCGTTGGAGACGATGAACGACGCCATGTTAACCGGGCGCACGCGAGCCCTTGCGTTGTTGACAGGCAAGATCGA